TCAGCTGTGACGCTGGCACTTTGCCAGTGCTGTCCAGCGTCGCCAGACCGTTCTCGACACCTTTCTGTGCCGCGATGCGTGCATCTGCAGCACTGTTGAAATCGCTGACATCGGCTGCACTGTGCAAATGTTCAGCAGCTGCTCTGGTCGATAGTTCGGACGCGATTTTTGACGCCGACCAGAGATCGTGTGCACCTTCGGCCGAGTCGTCAATTTGGCGATGTGCAGCGCCATCGCTGATATGTGCGTCGATTTCAGCGTGACTGTTGGTGCCCGTGTCCTGCAGATCGTCATGCTTGACAATGCTTATTTTTTTCCACTGTGCCGCGGCACCTGGCTCTGCACCTACGCAGACAAAGGCAGAGTCTTTTTTCGTGTCTATCCAGAGTGATCCGACAGAATAGCCCAGAGAAGAGCCATCGACATCTGTGGGTGGCGCAGTGCCGTTCAGATTGACTTTCAAATTCGGCACGTTGCCAAGGCCAATTTGCGATTTCGTCACGTTGTGCGGATTGGCCACGCTTTGTAGATGTTTGTCCAGTGCAATGCCGTCCGACGCCACGTCACGACCGTCAACTTTTCCTGCGACGTCGACATTGCCTTGAACAGTGAGCGGTCCACCGAAGCTATGCAATCCGCCGGATGTGTACACTGTGTAGTTGTGCTGGCCTTCTGTGGGCTTCTCAATAAACAGACCGTAGTGATTGGTCGCTTTGAGCCCCTTGTCGGCGTTGAGTAGTCGCACGGCGTAAGCGTCTTTTACAGTCATGGTGCCGTCTGGGCCCACAAGATTGCGACCGACAAAAAATTCGCCGCCAACAGCCTCTGCTGCCGAGAGCGCTGTGCCGTGTAGTTTGTATATGCCTCCGGCGACAGCGCGCAGCGTCAATGTCGACAAATTTCCTGCTACATCTCCGCGACCATAAACGCCACCATTGAAACCGTCTACACGGCTGCCCGACGAAAAGCCACTGTTCTGGACAATTGCGGCACCGGCCGCGCCGCTGACGGCATACTGACCTGTGCTTTCTGCGTCAGCTATCATAGAAAAATGCAGCGCTTGCAGCTGCGTTGTTGGCGACTGGACACTTTCGGCCAAAGATAGTACCGAGTCCTCACGAATCTGCGCGTCGGCACCAATAGCAGCGTGTGCTGTCAGCAGCTTTTCGCCAGTGATTGTTTCATCGGCGGCCAGTGTAGATTTGAGAGCGAGTTCTTCGCTTATTTTGCCAGAAGACCACGCTTTGTTGGAAGCGGTGGCATTGTCTGCGATCGTAAAGTGAATTGATTCGTCGTCCAAGTGTGCGTCGATCTCTGAGTGCGAGTGGCTTCCGGTGTTGGCCAGCATGGAGTGGTCAATTGCTTCTTGGTGCACTGAAAGGCTGATTTGGTCGCCGCTGAACAGATGCACGTCAGAACCTGCACCATTATTGTACACAGAAGCAATTTCTCCTGGTGACAGCGCTTTGTCCCAGAAGCATACTTGGTCTACGGTGCCGTGAAAGGCTCTGTCGCCACCAGCGTCATCTGGTTGATTGCCAATACATGTGTTCGAGGTGGGGTCGAGCGGGACCAGACCACTCTTGGCATCTTGTGCGTCTTCGACACCGTTCAGGTAAATTTTGTAGCGCGTTCCGTCGTACCAGGCAATCGTGTGGTACCAGGTATCGATTTCGAGGAGAGTGCTGCCGTGAATTTCGGTGCCGCTGCCGATCCCGTCTGTTGACAATCGGAAGCCGACTCTGCGTGTCTCTCGACACATGAGCGCAAATATGTGCTCGTATGTCGAAGTTCCATACGCTTTCGCCACTAGACGAGCATCGCTGAACGAGTCGACTTTAAACCACAGAGACACACTGAATTCGGTTTGATTCGGCACTTCCATTGCGCCAAGGTTCACTTTGGTACCGCTAACGCCATCAAAGTGAGCGGCTTTGGTGCCAATTTTGCCATCGACATAACTAACGCCGCCGACGACACTGCCGTTTGTGTTCCCCTGAGAATCTTCGGCGCTATTTTCAAAATTGTAACAGTGAACAGCGTTGGTAGATGCGACAAGCAGATTTTCAGCGCCGCGAATGCGCTTAAAGTGCAATGTTTGGCCATTTTTTCCAGCATAAATACCTACGCCCGTGCCCACATTGTCTGCCGAACAAATTTTGTCGTCGAGCAGGCCAGAAATCTTTGCGGCCGACCAAAGTGAAGTCGTCTGTGTGCTTTCATCATCAATGACGCGGTGCAGACTCTCGTCCTCCAAGTGCGCATCGATTTCGGCATGACTGTAGTTGCCTGCGCCGGCCAATTCAGAATGATCTACAATGTCTATGCGGTGCCACTTCGCAGCTGCAGTGCTCGCGTCGACACAGACGTACGAACGGTTGTTACTGACGTCGAACCAACGCGAGCCAACGCTGTAGCCTTTGGTGGCGTCTTCCGTAAAATCGGGTGCATCGTCGGCTGCGTATTTGCACTTGACATTGGCAACATTCGCCAAGCCCAGTTGTGCTTTGGTCACTTGGTGCGGGTTGTCTGTCGACAGTCTATGTGCAGTGTTGTCAACCACGCTGCCGGCCTGACCGACGTGCTCGTCAAAATCGACGATTTCTGTGTGCTCATGGGTGTGCTGCAGATCACTCTTGCTGTTGAGTTCGGTGTAAATTTTGGACGCTGACCACAAATCGTCAGAGCCGGCGGCCGCATCGTTGATGACACGGTGTTTCGACGCATCGTTGACGTGTGCAACGCTGGCCTGCACCGCTGTATTGGCACTGATCTGGCTTTGAAGGCCGTCAATGCTTGTTGCGGAGTGTGTGTGTCCAATACTACTCTTTTCGGCCAGTTCGTTGCTTATTTTCGACGCGGACCACAAATTGGCTGCCCCGACAGCCGCATCGTCAATCTTTCGATGTTTGGACGAGTCTGCAGCGTGAGTGACGATGTTGACAACGTCCTCGTTGGCGCTCACAGTCGATTGAAAATCGATCACATCAGCTGCCACTAGCGTGACTGCACCCTGCTTGCCAGCAACGGATGAAACCTGCTGACTATGATCTGCTTTTTCCCATTTGACACCGTTGAAAATGATCCAATCGCTCACTTGCCAATCGTCGATACCGTCTATTTCTGTGCTACCCGACACGTGCACGACGTAATAGTGTCCTTTGACACCGCTCCCGGAAGTTAAAGTCGGCGAATTGTTCGAGGCGTTCCACGTTCCCTGATAATCTACGCCGTCCAAATTCAACTGGCTTGCTGGCACTTTTCCGGACTCGTCCAAAGACGCCACACCGTTGCTGCTGCCTTTTTGCAACGCGATGCGAGCGTCCGCCGCGTTGTCGAAATTTGTAATATCTTGCGCGGTGTGGCTATGATGTAGCGCTGCGCGGTTCTGCAATTGAGTCTGAATGTTGCTGGTTGCTCCACTGAGCATTTCGTACGCGCTATTGCTGACAGAGCCGTTGGCAATTTTGGTCGCATCGATAGCTGCGTCGCTTCCGATCTCGACATTGCCCACGTTGCGAACAACATTTTGTTGGCAGTTGATTGTTTTTGCCGTCAGAGTGTCTTCTGTGTTGCGGCCCACGATCGTATCGTTGGCATCAGGCAAAAATAGGATTCTGTCTTCAGTTTGTTTGGCCATCAACAAAATGTTACTATTGTCAGCACCGTGACTGACCATGTCAATCATTGCCGATTCAGCATTTCCATCGTGCGCAGGAATGACGCTTTGGTCAAGCGCATTTTTTTCGGCATCTGTCAAAGCTGCATTGAAAACAATGCTCACTACATTTCTGTCGACTGTGACCCATTTCAGTTTGTCGGAATCGATTGCAACTGCCGCCGAGATTTCTTCTTCCAATCTACTCGGTCGCACTGCGCCGCCAAAATGTTGTGCTAAATCGTATGTGTAAATCGAACTCATAATGGCCGCGACTCAAATGATTTATTAAACAGTCTGTTTGCCATCGAAAAAACCTGATTGGTACTTGTAACTGAATGTTTTTGTTTTGTTTGCTCCGCGGCAGTATTCTATACATTCCCCGTCACTTGCACAACCGTATAGCATTTTGCGACCGCCATCGATTGAAAACAGGTCATATCAGTGCATTTGAGTAGAAAAAAGACAGCACAACTTTGTAGACCTGGTCGAAAGCGTTGCATTTCTGGCGGCTGTCCAGACACAACACCCCGCAGCAGTGAACTTGAGGGTGAAAATTGAAAAAAAGAAACACCAAAAATTTTCAACTTTGACTGAAAATGAATACGATACGATTGTTTTTGCTGGATTACAGGAAAACCTTTTGTCGGAACAAAAAGAAAGGCAGGCAATGCAATGTAAATTCGCATCTCCAGCTGGAAGGCGACACGAGTCAACGCAGCGGCGTCACTTTGCGCCGGAGAATGTCTCCAGAGTTTTTTGAACGATTGACAAAAGCGCGCGGAGAGATGTCGGCCCACAAAAGATCCTCATCGAAAGCAGATCGCAATGCCAAACAGAAAAAGTCCAGAAAAAGAAAACGCGTCTCCGGAAAAATACCTTCGTTGGATGATGCGACTTTTTTAGAGAATGCCTATCGACGTGGACTCAAAAAATTGCGACGTGGCGATTACCAGAAACTGGAAGCAGCAAATAGCTTGTCCGATCTTTATATCAGTCTGTCGTGTCACAATACGCCACAAGCGAGTCCGGAGCCGTCTCCACAAAAGAAAGCATGTCGAATCGACGCCAAAAATGTTGCAGTCGAGGGCCAGTGTGCCACGAGAATATCTAAAACGCCCGCAAAACGTGCACGTGGCTCGTTGGGTAGAAAACTTTTTTCACGTCGCCGAAAAGGTGTGCGCAGACAACGGAAGCAAAAAAAAGGTGAAAATTCATTGCCTCAAGCGGGGTGCCACCGAGCGCCGAAAAAGCACTTTTTGCGCCGAGCGACAGATGGCCCGCATGAATAAATCATTTTGAAGAGACGGCAGAAGCACTCAGCGCGTCCAGATAGTCCGAAGTCGCGTTTCGCGCTCGCTCTATCATGGCTTTTTTTTCGGATTCCGGCAGCTGAAAGTCCAGCGTATCGTTGGCACCGACGTCGATAATTACGCTGCGCTTCCAGTCTATTTCGTGCACGTGCAATCGCCGACTCATCTGAAAAACCATTGTCGCGACGCTTTTCAGCGCATCGTAAACATTGTTGATTTCTGTTGAAGTCTGGTGATGCGGGCGTTTGGCATGCGCTGCTGCAACACAGTCGCCGTCGCAGCAATTTTCTCGGGTCGACACCAGTTTGAAACCGATTGTGGCTGGATTGGGCGTGCGACTTTTGCAATGCTTTGGCGCTAGGATGTCACTCTGATCGCTCGTCTTACCTGCACTTTGCGATAAGATTTGATTATCGAACACGTGCATTGGGTAGTTGTCGGCAAGACCCCCGTCCCACCAGTTGAAATCGTCGTGCACGATCATCGGATAGACGGCAGGAAAGCCAGAAGAGATACGAACTGCACGCACCAAACTCATATCCGGGTGGCTTTTGTGCCAAAAATACTCTGCATCATGCAGTTGTAGACACGTGCCAGTAATCACGATCACAGTTCCAAACTTTTCGTAAACTTGTTGCAACGTGATGTCACGTTGGCCGTCGCACAGATTGGCAATTAAATTGCCGTACCATTCTTCCAAGCGATTGCCTTTCGCCCAGCCTCCCTTGTACCAGAGTCGATATGCGTTAGAAGGCGGAAAGTACGACGTGTCGAGCATCTCGGAAAGGTCCAACGAGTTGAGTGCGGCCTCAACTTGTTTTGATGTGGCGCGACAGGCCATCAGTCCGGCAGCCATTGCGCCAGCTGAAGAGCCTGCAAAACGTTTGGCCACGATCCCGCGCTCCTCCAGAGCCTGTGCCACGCCTATGTACGCATGACCAAGCACACCGCCACCTTCGAAAACCAAATTTTCAACATTTTCCATTTGCTCGACAATGACAGTGTCTGGTTGTGTCTAAATACAACTGACAGCAGAAAAAGTGGAACGAAGACCCAGCACAATAGCAACGCATTGTGGAATTTTGCGGTGCAAATTAAATCTAAAACTTGTACAACGTTTTGCAACGACTCTGTCTCCGTTTGTTGCAAAGTTGTGCAGTGCTGATTTGCATTCTGGAAAAATGTGAACCCCCCCTTTTTTTGCGACGATAAAATTATTTAAGAATGACAAACGTAGTCTCTGTCGCCGAAGTTGCCCGACTGACCTCTTCTGGCAGCATAGCAAAAGGTTCTTACGGCATTGTCTATCGTCAGGACGATAGAAAAGCCTTGAAGGCATCATTTCCGTTGGTCGTAAATTCAGACGAGTCTGAAGAAGACAGTGCAGATCGCGCAGTTTTGAAGACGCAAGCGTGTCCTCTAGTGCGCGCCGAGTTGATTGAGTCTATGATTCTGAAAAAAGCAGCAGAGCAAAACCGAGGCAATACAATTGTTCGACTGAGAAAAGTTTTTTTGGACTCTTTTATAGACTCCACTCAGCATCCGGTGATTTTGCAGCTTGACTTGGCACGTTGCACTTTGCAAGATTTTATAACAAAACAGAAAGACAAAGTGGTAGTGGCGGACAATCGCAGACGCATTGTAAAAAACATTGTGGATGCATTGGTTTTTCTGCACACAGAATTGGGCATGCAACACGGCGATTTGAAAACATCAAATGTTCTGGTTGTTTTCGATGGCTCTGCTTGGTCCTGCCAATTGGCCGACTTTGGATTGGCCACTTCGCCTCAGTTCGCTGCTCACGGCACTGCATCAACTACCTACAGTTTTGCGCGCAGAGCGCCCGAACTTTTTGATGATTTGTGCCAAAAGCCGGTATTGATCCGTGAAGGACCTGTGGCACATGCTGCATTGGCAAATATGTCCTGTTTTGACGAACCAGCCGAAATCAATGAGATGCTGTTGAGCGCACGTGTGGAAGAGTTTTCGAAAAGACAATGCGAATTTCAGACTCCACCTTCGAACAAGTATACATCAGTCAACTCGACGCCTGAAACGGTCTCCCTTCATTGCAACGAAACTCTCGATTCAGAATCGCCGCCTGTTGTCACCAAACAACCAATAGTACAAAATGACTTTGTCGCGCCGCTTGCGCAAGCGACCGAGCGTCGTCACCACAATGTGACTCGCGCAATGCTGGAAAGCGATATTTGGGGACTCGGCAGCCTAATCCTGAACGTCTGGTCATTGGGCAAACATCCGATACAAGAATGTGCTGTTTTTTGGACTGAATATACTTTCAGTAAGGATTTGCAAAGTGATCGCAGAGCACAGTTGTACTATTGGTATCGTTTTTTGGTGTCAGAACAGTTCTCCAACGAAACTTGGCCTCTGCTGTTTGATTTCCGGGCCATCGTCACACACTTCGAACTTTTTTTCAAATCTCAAATTGACAATGATCTGCATCCGACGTTGCGCACTCTGAACGACATCGCTCAGTCTATCGGCGCCTCCGCTGACGAAATTGATTTTCTTATTGGCTGCCTGCAGTTTGTGCCCTCCGATCGGCCGAATGTGCACCAGTTGACTTCGCACAATTTTCTGGCCAAAAACTGTGATACAGAAAAGCTTGCGTCAAAAACTGATGGCAATGGCGACAGCAGAAAGCGGAAGTTGGCAAATAGCATCGATTATACCCCAAAACTGGCATTTGTACCCGGCGAAAAGCGATTCAGGTTCGTACAGATGGAATCTCTGCTGCGCTGCGTTATAACAGAAGCATCCGGTGACCTGGAGCGCTACAATTTGATTTTGGAGACAGTGCTTTCGTGGAGTTACAATTACTTTTTCAGTTACAAAACAGTTTTTTTGGCAATGGCTTACTGTATGCGTACGTTTGAGAAGGTAGTGCCGTGGCAAAACCGCCTCAAACCAGCTTGGTGCAAAGCACACGCGATTGCGTGTTTGCTGTTGGCCGTTTCGATCTATGAGAATCGGCACGAAGCACATATCGACAATATCTCTCAACGCGAACTCGACAACGGCGATTTGCCGTTCGTGGCAGATGATTTGACACGCATGCAACGATTGATAATCAAAGCGCTGGACTTCAACTTTAATATCTGCACTGCTGCTGTGTTGATCGACGCATCTTTGCTTCAAGCGTCGCAAAGCTGCGATGAAACAGTATTTATTGAACCGCTGACAAAGGCCGAAATGATGCTCAGTGCTCGCAAAATGCTGTCACATCGACAGTTCGCGTGTCCTACCAATGCAGTCTCCTCGGCTTTGGCGTTGCTGAAATATCACAATTTGACGGAGGCGCATGATATTTTGCTGGCAGCAAGTGGACGCAATAGCTTGTCCAGTGAGTACGCCGTGCGCGATTTGCGGAAAATGCTGTCAAGCAAACAATAAAAGAGCC